GATGCTGAAAGAGAATTGTTTTTAGCAAAGAGTAGAGCCATGTTATGCTCCTATGGTTTTTTTGGAAATTCAACCGCTTCAACTTGTTCAACAGTTGTCAATCCATTTGTTATATCTCTTAGATTTGTTCTATAAGTTTGCCATTCAGATTTTTTTTCATCTGTTAAAGGTGAACTTGGTAAATCTGTCCAATCTGAATCTATTAATAAACTATTTCTTTCTGATCTTAAACTTTTTAATGCTTGTTCTAAAGCACCACCATTTTCCCAAGCATTATCATTTGCTTGTTTAGCAACTTTTTCTTCAGATGTCATATCTCTTAAAACACCATTTTCATATATTTTATATGTTGTTGTCATAATTAACCTTTATACTTTCATTCCATATAATGACCAATGTTCTGCACCAAAATTACCACTATATGAATTGATATTTATTCCTGTACTAGCATCTGTATCATCTAAAATTCCTGCACCTATATCTCTTGAAAATACTGCTCCATCATGTCTTTCGTGAAAAACCTGCCAACCAATATTTTTTTTATTTGATGATTGTGGATCAAACACATCAACAATAACTGTTGCACCCAAACCAGCATTTGAAGATACATTTTCTGCACATATAACAAATTTATCTGCGTTCCAACCACTTGTTGCAGTTGCAAAAGAATGAGAACCACTTGATCTGTAGTTATAACCAACTGCATAAACATAATTTGATGATGATATTGCTCCTGATGATTTATAAATTCTAATGTTAAGTGTAGATGTTCCTGAACTACTAACACCATTAAAAATCCATCTGTAGTTATAATAATCACTAGTGTAATATCCATATAAATTACTATCAGCAGTTATGTTATCTCCACCAGCTAATTTAACAAAATTACCACCACCATCAGCAAAAGATAACTGTCCTATGCCTGTTGTACCTGACCCTGATACAGAAGCTACTTTTAAAAATTTATCAGCAGTTACATTTCCTGTTGGTAAAATTAATTTATAAGATTGACCAGCCGAGTGTGCTGGAGATGCAATCTTAACACCATGAGAATTTTGTGAGCAGTTTAATTGTAAAGTTCCATCAGTTGTGCCATCTCCTTTAATTTGTAATCCAGCAGCACTTGATGTTGATACAAAGTTTGCTTTAGCATCTGTAACTGTAGCATCACTTGGTACTCCTAAATCTAAAACATTACCTAGTAGCATTATAAAATCTATAACATCTCCTGTTGCTAAAGCAGATGCAAAAGTAATTGTTGAACCTGATATTGTAAATGATGAACCAGGTTTCTGTAAGATACCATTCAAAGATACCAGCATGTGATTTACACTTTCAGGAACTACATTAGTTGATGATACTTGCATCGTGTATGCCGCTTGTCCATTGACTACACTTATTGCATCACAAACTTGAAAGTTTCCTACTATTGGTTCTTTTCCTATATATGCCATATTATAATGCTTCTATTTCTGCATCAGTTAATCCTAATGCTTTTAATTTGTTTTGTGCAGATATTTTATCATTTGCTTTTTGTGTTTCAGCATCTTTCAATTCTTGTATTTTTGCATCTACTTCTTCTTTACTTGGCATCGTTGCACCATCTTTAATTATTTTAATATTAGCATAAGTCATTCTATCTGCATTTCGAATTACATTTCCATTATCATCTTCTTTTTTCCAACCATACCAATTACCACCATTAAAAGTTGATAAAGCCATTTGTAAATAATCTTTATCCATTTTATGTATCTCCTAATCTGATAAAATTAAAATAAGTGAAATTCATAGTGCTATTTCCCATTAATGATGTTCCAGAAGAAATACTTGATGTTGAAAATTTAACTTTATGTGTAGATACATTTGTTACATCAAAATAAAAACTTGTTGTAGATGAACCAAAACCAGTTGAACTTCCATCTCCAGCAGTTAATCCTTTAGCCACTTCAGTATAAGACCCATTATCAGTAGTGACATTAATAATAAGATTAACACTATCATCAGGAATAGCTTCAAAAGAACCTGTAGTTTCAACTAAGTATATTCCTGTGCTTGGAAAACTAAATATACCTGAACTCTCTGTCATTCCTGTTCCAATATAACCAAATCCTGTAGAATCATTTCTTTCTAAATTTGCAGTAATATCTGAACTATCTGTTTTATTTGCAGTTAATCTCCATTGATCTGCTTCTGTAATTCCACCACCACCAACTAAACTAGCATCTAATCTTTTTAAAACTCCAGCATCACTAATTAAAAACTCATCTGTATCTGCTGGTGCAGTTGCTAATTCTGTTTGTGATGATATGACATCTGCATTTAATTTTTCACCTGTAACAACTCCATTTGTAATATCAGAACTTGTTAAAGGTGCTGGTGTGGGTGTTTTTCCAATATAAGCCAATTAAAACTCCTATGTAATTTCCATTACTGATAACGTGCCTGAAAGTTTATCAGCGACAGAACAATCAATTTGTATTTTGTCTCCAGCTTCTAAAATAACTTTAGAACCAGATAAAATCTCAAGTGAAGATCCACTTGGAATAGTTACATCTTTAACTAACATTGATGTACCATTTGCTACATTGTTAGCACCACCTCTATCTGCTGTTGTAGAAACTAATTCTACTTCTGCTGTTACCGAAGTTGTATGTATATTAGCAAGTATCAAGCCAAGAACTACAGTAGTTGTACTCCCTGCTGCTGTATACATAACATAAGGTGTACCTGCCGAAGCTGGTTCTGCTGCAAAGTTGATTGCCTTGAAAGTATTTGCCATTTATTTCTCCTATTTTCTCCTTATATACTAGCCGAGTGCGATTGCAAGTGCTGTTGGATCATCAGTTACAGCTATTGTTACTGTATCTGTTGAACCGCCAGTAGTCGTAATCCCTGTCCCTGCTGCGATTGTTAGTGTATTACCATTTGTTATAGTTTGATTAGAACCACTCGAACCTGCTAAAGTGAAGCTCGTCATTCCTGCATCAATTTCTACCCAAGCACTTCCTGTATAAACACGAAGTCTGTTTGTGGTTGTATTAAAATATAAATCTCCTGCTGTAAGTGCATCTCCATCATTGTCTACTGTAGGATCTGAACTTTTAGCTCCTAAATAAGTATCATCAAAATTATCAGCTGCGGTTTCGGCAGCGGCTTGAGCTGCTTGTGCAGCAGTTTTAGCAGTTTCAGCAGAAGTAGCACTCGTTGCAGCATTAGTTGCTGATGTTGATGCGTTAGATGCTTGAGTAGTTGCAGTTGATGCAGAACTTGCGGCAGTGGTAGCAGAAGATGCAGCAGCTGTTGCACTAGCGGCAGCATTAGTAGCAGATGTTGTAGCTGATGCAGCATCTACCAATAAGTCATATTTAGCTGAGTTAGCATTGGTAGTTAAAGGTTCAGAACCAGAAGATGTATGAGCTGTGTTAATCATAAAGATATTGTTTGTAGAAGTATCTTTAACAATATCTCTAACTACATACGCTGTACCAGCAGACCAATCACCTTTGTTAGAACCAATCTCTGCTGTAACATTTAATTCACCTGCACTATCAAAACCTAAAACTTTACCAGCTCTATCAGTTGCAGAGTTTGTAAACTCTGTTGAAGTCATAGTATTTGTTCTTGATAATTTAATTGCTCTATCCAACTCTTCTTGTACTTGTTGAAGAGTCATAGTTGCACGATCCAAACCCTCTTCGTGTGATTCCGCAGGGAATGGATCATTGGCAATATAATCTATTGCCTGGGTTTGCGGAACAGCTCTTCTGATTACAACTGTTTCACCAGATGCTGGAGTGTTGCCAGATGTAAATGTTACGTTACCACCTGAAGCATCTCCTACGCCAGATACTGTATAATGAGTTGTCAAAGTTTTGACAGTTTCAATTCCTGTAGATGATCTAATGATTACTTGTAAATCTGTGTTCGCAAATATTTTAAATGTGTAGGCAAAAGCTGTTGTGCTACCATTACCTGAATATGAATTTTTTACTGTAGTTGAAGATATTGTCATATTAGTTTCTCTATATTATTATTCTCCTAATTCATCAACAATTATATTGTTGATATTTTTAATTATCAGAGCATTTTGTAGTGCTATCAAAGATAGACCTTGTTGTACATCTCTTTTTGATGCCTGATATGTTGGGTCAAAAGCCAACTTTGTTAAGTTTCTAGTAGTATCAAATGTTGAACTTATTAAATTTACTGTTGGTATACCACTAAAAAATTGAGATGCTATTTCTGTATTTCTACCATAACTAAATGGAAGATCATCCATGAAAGGATATAAAGCGGTATCTATTGCACCTGGTATAAGTGATGACCAAGATGATCTTAAAAATCCAATCTTTGCTAAATTTTCTGTAGACCCTC